GAGGTCAAAGTATGTGCCTTCACGCTCAGAGAAGCGATCCTGACCGTTGAGCTGGAGCTTGGCAGTAACAACTGGGTTCTCACCCCAGCAGTGCATGTCAAGAGCAGTCTCGGCGAGCACGAAAGTTCCGGCGTCAGAGAGGGCAGATTCCTGGCCACCATCAAGGCCGCCAGTGTAATTATAAGTTCCGGTTGCCCAAACTGTATTGCCAGCTGTGGTAACATCGACCGCGCCAGCAGATTCAAAAAGACCGCTCCCGTCAATGAAACCGGAAGAGCCTTTAACAGATCCAGGGCCACCAAATGAATGAATTGCATTTGGAAGAGCATCAAGGGCGTCAGTGTAGTTGAATGGCTGAGCACCGAGCAATTTGTAGAGAATGTTAGAAGCATCAAGAGACGAGCAGTAGTCGACGTTAGCATCACGCTGAACGACCCAAATGAGCTCCTTAACTGGGTGGTTAAAGTTGAGTTTGATCTTGTTAGAAGAAGAGCCAACTGATTCATCACCAGTGAACTGAAGCTGTTCAATCAGGTACTCATGGGGGTTCTGAGCCATGCGCCTGCGCTCATCAGTGTCCAAAAACACGTAGTCAACATAGAGAGATGCAGCGACCAATGACTGGTTGTAAGCCGAGTTAAGCTTCTGGTTTCCGCTGGTGGCAACAATAGAACCAACAGCCCACAAGCATTCATCAATTGGGCGAATGTCGAGGTTGATCTTGACTTCATGATACTGAAGAGCGATCAGAGGAAGAGCAAGACCGGGGTTACGGCAGAACCAGAATTGGAATGGGATATACAGAGTAGTTTCAGGAAGAGCGTTACGAGGAGCGCAAACCTGGCGAGGTGCGTTGGAGTCGCAAGGACCGTCGACATCAGCAAAAAGAGGATCAGTGATGTAAGTCAACTGGGTGGTGTTGCCGATCATCTTGTAATAACCGCGCTGCTGCTCGGTGGACATGGTGAGCTGGCACCAGATGTGCATCCAGTCACCGTACTGGCGGTCAATGCGCTGACCACCGATTTCAACCTCAACTTGAGAAATCAGCTGTTCACCGGGGAAATCAAGCCAGCGGGCATAAACACCAGCAGCACTGCCCTTAAGACCGGGGCCAATTTCAGGAAGAGTCACCTGAAGGTAAGTGCGGTAAGCCAAATCACCGTTGCGGCTGATAGTGCAAGTAACGCGCCTGCCAAAGTCAGCCTGGCCGTTGAAGGTCTGTTCAATAGACTCCATGGCAAAGTTAGTGTGTCTCTTGTAAGAGACCTTCCAGAAGGTAATCTGAGGATTACCGGTAAGATAAACGTCTTGTGCGCCATAGGCGACGAGTTGCATTAAGCCACCTCCCATTGTAGTAGTTTGTTGTTTGAAGTTTGTAGTTTATAGTATGTCTAAAGAAAAAAATTTTAAGAAAAAACGAATAATTAATTACATTTTTATTTTTCTTTTATTTTATTTACCCTAAAGTTTTACAACTTTTGAGTTTTTTTAAAAATGAAAATAGAATGAAATTAAAATAAAAAAACATAAAATTAAAACCCTGGATCTGCCATAAAGACGGGAGTTTCGCTAGTACCAGTCCCTCCGCCACCTACTAAAGATTTCCCTTTTACTACTTGCTGATTAAATTGTTTTACTGTATACAGCCCAATAACTCCAGCGGCGTAAACTGAAAGAATGTTTTGAACAAGGGTTTTAACTGGTAATGTTTCTCCAGAAACAAATCGCATTTCAATAAATTTAATAATAAAATATGTTACCGATATTGCAAGGCTTTCGATAAACATGTTTGAGTTTGGTTTAGTTATCAGTTGACCGTTGGTGATTGTATACTTACTCTAAAGTTAAAAAACAAATAAATTTTACGCAGATATTATTTCAGAACCGGTCCAATCACTACATTCATTCACCTACATTCATTCATATTCACATTCACAATCACATTCACATTCCAAATTGAGTAAAGTCAGCAAGTACTGGACGAGGAACTGACATGGACCCGTTAGATCCTACTGAATAATTTGGAACTTTTTTACATTCAAAAGATGGTTCGGGACATCTAGCACATGCAGGGCAGGGTGGACACTTTTTATTTTTAGTTCCATCAGGGGAGTTAAATGCGGCGCCCAGTCCATTGCTTAAACCACTTGACCCGTCTTGTTGAATCGATGCGTCATTTTCATTTTCTTCATCCTCTTCGGCGGCATTATCATTGTATTCATTTTCAGACGTAACCTTATTGAAGCCTGGATTTACCGGGCATGACGGAGGAACAACCTGAGACTTTAAAATGTACAAGTGTTCTTGTCCTGGAGGTATTTGATCTTTCGTTATACCTTTTGAACTCGAACTTGACGATGTCATTCCCTCTACCAAAAATGGTTCAAGTGGCTGGAATTTTTCAAAATTAGAAGGCAAAATGGAGTCAAAAAGCGAAGTAAAAGTTTCCTTATTTTCAGGTGGGGGAGGATCTTTACTGGGTTCGACAGGGTCGTCTGGAATGGTTACAACTGACGCGGCTTGTGGTGGAGGAATGTTTCCGCCGGTATGTTGATTTACTGGGTCAATTCCTTCTTTATATCCTCCTATAAATTTTCCTAAAAATGATCCTACAAGCAATGATAATAGTAGAATACCGAATAAGTGTATTCCTGTCAATTTCATTTCACTATATATATATTGTAGAATTAATGTAATGTAAAGTAACGTAAATTATATAATTATTTAATAGTATACTAGATATTATTTTATCAATAAATTGATTTATTTAAAAATAAAATTAAACGATTATTCAATACAAACTGATTTTAGAAATCATTAGACATGGCACTGAACGCAACAATAGTACGAGATCCGATACGCCCTGACTACCCGAGTATTTGCATCCCGTTTTCTAAAATACGGTACGGTATGAAAAATGAACATGAAGTAGACGGCGAATTCGTAAAAAGATGTTTTTCAAGGTACGGTATAATAGATCGAGTGGTTATAAAAACACACTATACAACAAATTCGCAATTACCTGATTCGTCGTACCCCAATTATGAACCCGAGACCATAAACAGGAAAGATGAAATAGAAAAATATTATAGTATAGTTATTCATTTTAAAATGTGGGATATTGAAAACAAAGAGGCAAAATATGTTCGTTCTGTTTTAATGCTGCCCGACGAATTTTCAAATTTAAAATTGGTATACCATGGGCCTTGGTACTGGAAATTCTTTGCATTCAAAAATAAATATGTCAGAAGATGATCAATGATCTAGCATAATTTTATAATTTTAATATTAGTTTCAATGATTCAATGATATCGATTTAATGGGTTTATATACGTGTCTACTTGTCGCACAAATGAAAACTGAACGTTTGATGAAAAGTCTTGTAAAATATACTGATCGACAAACTCTCGTGTCGTGCGATACATTTTTACACTGTCGCGCAACGAGTTGAAATAATATACCGCCGGGTCGTCTCTATTTTTTATTATGGTAACCCAATGACCTCCCCTTACAGACCCGTTCTCATTTACAATCATTTTCCAGTCCACCGCTTCGAGAGACAAAACGGTTTGTCCTATAAACTCTTTATCGTTTGAAGGCATTTCTATTTCATGGTTGAAAAGAGACAGTGCCGCTACAAGAAGTGAGAAGCTATGATTTTCAAAGTCGAAACACTCGAATTCTAGTAATGTTTGTTTTTTCATATCATTTTTTTTCAACTTACTTGATAGACGACTTCGCATAGTCAAACACAGTTGGTGCAAGTTAATAGTTGACAACGAATCTGGTGGAGTAGAAAGGTCAAGTTCTTGGTCGACATCGGTTGAAAATGAAAATGCGCTGCGTTGTAATAAATTATTTAACGCATGTCTACCGCACGATGCCACGCTGTTTTGGTGTTCAAAATAAAACTCTGAAGTATTATCCTTATCTACCCCACTCGAACCATTACTTATTTTATTTCCTCTAACGATGCCTTCTTGGTCATTATCATTATCATTATCTTTATCTTTTGTATCTTTTTTTGGTCCACGCGTTTTTGTTTTGCCGTCTTGTTGCTGCTGTTGCTGCTGAGGTTGAAGTAGTTGACTCGGTTGAAGCAATTCGCCGATTGCTGAAATATGTGGGTCATTCAATTCAAACCGATGTCCAACGATTTTCACACGGATCACGGTATCTGGTTTAATAGAGTTAAAGTATCTTTCATTTTCAGTTGTGTGGTGCTCTCTAAGAACGTATACTACTACCGGATTGACGTTAGACGCCCCATTTATTCCTGCCAAAATACCTGCGCTTGTAACTGTTTTGACACGACATACGAGAACTGCCCCTTCACAAGGTAAAAATACCGAACATTTGTATGCCACATCGAATGTCACGTTCGCACCTTGAAGCATCCCACTCGAATGTGAGAGTACTTTACACCTTCCCGGATGAACAAACCCTTCAGTTGTACATTTGTTTTCAACTTGATTCGCAATATATGTTTGTATCATTTGCACAATACTTCCGTTGGAAGCATGTTTTGTTACTTCGCTAAAAGGAATTGTCATTCTTCTTGAAGTTATGCACTCAGAATAACAATTTGATGCTGATAACTCGGAATTTACTGCGACCGCCATTGTTTCAGTATATATACCTTTACCTTACTAATATAATAAAACTATATTTTTATATCCGTTTGAAGTGTTCATACATTTGCGGGGTAACTAGCGTCAATTTTAATTTTAATTTTATTTTGAAATTTTAGGAAAAGTATTGGTTAAAATCAAAATAGATTCCTCTTATTTCCGAATGGAATAAAAGTAGATATGACAAAATAATCGTGAGACATAATGGATAGTTAATTTCTGTTTTATTGAACACCTTAAACATGTAAATGTAAAGCAAAGGTAGATAATGAAGTATGAAATCGATTAACGCCAAAAAAGGCGTGACTTTTGGATCTCTCGAATTTACGATGTCATAATAATTCGGATAATAATGAAATAGTAGTATACTCCCGAATAATGTAAGAATATTCAGGGGAATAATATTTGAGCTACTATTTGCGAATATAAGACCAAAAGTTATAACAAAAATAATGAATGAAAATGATTTTATTTGATTTTGTATTAGTTTAGATACGTTTATTTTTTTTAACATTATCGTGTTTATATTAGTGTGTTAAATTAGTATTTGAAAATAATTAAAATTAAACATATACGCTCGAATTATATCACCGTGTTAATAAACTGAATTATAGTTTCTTCTTCCGGTTTAGCATCAAATTCCACAATTTCACTTCCCTTTACTAATTTGATGGTTGGATACCCTTCGATATTGAATTTTTCAGCAGTTTCTGGATCGGTATCGCAATCGACTACTCTAAATATGAGTCGATGTCCATTAACCGATTTGCCTTGATATTTGTCTTTCACTGAATTAAAAATAGGAAGAGCTCGTTTGCAATGGGGGCACCAGTCAGCTTTAAACA